TATATGTCTTCAGCTGAATGTATAAACACAGGTACTCTCGTAAAAGACGCACGCGTGGGTATTCTATCAAAGACCGGAGCCGATGCAAAAAAAATGTTTACCGATAAGGTTGTTCCTATTAACAATCGTCTTCCTTTCTTCTTCAAACCTATTATGGATGGAATGGATAAGCCTAAAACTGAATTGGCGTATCGCGTCCCGGCTTCGAAGATTACGAAGAAAAATATGTTTGATTCTTCTCGCGAAATAATAGAAGGTCTTGATACCACCATAGATTGGAAAAACACTGAAGACAACTCGTATGATGGTGAAAAGTTACGACTACTTGTACACGATGAAAGTGGCAAGTGGACTAAGCCAAACAACATTAAAGAAAATTGGCGCGTAACAAAAACCTGCCTACGATTGGGTAGCAAAATTATTGGGAAGTGTATGATGGGTTCTACCTCCAACGCTCTTAGCAAAGGTGGTCAGAATTTTAAAGACATATACGAAGACTCTCGAGTAACTACAAGAAATGCTAATGGACAAACTAAGAGTGGACTTTATGCTTTATTCATTCCGATGGAATGGAATATGGAAGGCTTTATTGACATATATGGAATGCCTGTCTTTCGTAAACCCGAATCTCCAATTAGAGGAGTGGACAAAGGTTGGATTGTTAACGGAGCAATTGATTATTGGGAAGCAGAAGTTGCGTCATTAAAAAATGATGCTGATGCGTTAAATGAATTTTACAGACAGTTTCCACGCACAGAGTCTCACGCATTTAGAGATGAAAGCAAGCAAGCATTGTTTAATCTTACCAAAATATATCAGCAGATTGACTATAACGATACGTTGATTATGGAGCAGCACGTTACACGTGGGTCATTTATGTGGAAAGATGGCATTAAAGATACCAAGGTAATTTTTATGCCTGATAAAAGAGGGCGGTTCTTAGTGGGTTGGACTCCAAGAAAGGAAATACAAAACAACATACACGAGAGGAATGGGATTAAGTATCCGGGCAATGAACACATTGGCTCATTCGGTTGTGACTCCTATGATATCTCGGCCGTTGTAGATGGGCGTGGTTCTAATGGGTCACTGCACGGAATGACTAAGTTTCATATGGACGAAGCTCCTGTAAACACCTTCTTTTTAGAATACATTGCTCGACCTCAAACTGCTGAAATATTTTTTGAAGAGGTGTTGATGGCCTGCATATTTTATGGTATGCCAATTTTAGCAGAGAACAACAAACCTCGTTTGCTTTATCACTTTAAGAACAGGGGGTATAGAGGGTTCTGTATGAACAGGCCGGACAAGCAGTTTGCAAAACTATCTAAAACAGAAAGAGAACTTGGTGGCATACCAAACTCATCTGAAGATGTTAAGCAATCTCACGCTGCTGCAATTGAGTCGTACGTTGAAAAGTTTGTGGGAATGGATTTGTCGGGTACATACAGAGACTCGGATGAAATGGGCGAAATGCCTTTTACAAAAACACTTGAAGATTGGGCTAAGTTTGATATTAATGACAGGACTAAGTTTGATGCCTCCATCAGTTCGGGATTAGCTATTATGGCTAACCAAAAACATCTTTATATGCCCGAGAAAAAAGAAACCAAAATAAGTATTAACTTCGCAAGATACAAAAATGATGGAACAATAAGCCAACTGATTCAATGAAAAATATAGCAATAAACATTCTGTCCACTTCTTTTCCAAATCAATTTGCTACTGACTCGGAAAAAGCATCTGATGCTTATGGACTTCAAGTAGGTCAGGCTATTCAATATGAGTGGTTCCGTAGAGACGGAACGTCTTGCAGATACTATGGTCAATGGAGAGAATTTCACAGACTACGTTTATACGCACGCGGGGAGCAGTCAGTTGCAAAATATAAAAATGAATTAGCAGTAGATGGGGATTTGTCTTATCTAAATTTAGATTGGACCCCGGTTCCTGTAATTCCAAAGTTTGTTGATATTGTTGTCAATGGAATGTCTGATAGATTGTTTAAGGTTAAGGCGTATTCTCAAGATGCAATGTCTCAATCTAAGAGAAACAAGTATCAAGAAATGGTTGAAACTCAGATGGCAGGTAAACAGGTTTTGACTATTGTTGCAGAAAAAACAGGAGCTAATCCATTTATGATGGACCCTGATGAACTGCCCGAGAGTGATGACGAATTGCAATTGTATATGCAGCTTAATTATAAGCCTGCTATTGAGATTGCAGAAGAAGAAGCTATCAATACAATTTTTGATGAGAACCATTATCAAGACATCCGTTGGAGACTTGACTATGATGAAATGGTTCTTGGAATATCTGTAGCAAAGCACGAGTTCTTACAAGGTGAAGGAGTAAAAATTTCATATGTAGACCCGGCTAATGTGGTTTACAGTTATACTGAAGACCCTCATTTTAAAGATTGTTTTTATTGGGGAGAAATTAAAACTGTACCTCTAACAGAGCTTTATAAAATTGACCAATCATTAACTACTGAAGACTTAGCCGAAATATCTCAGTATAGTCAAAGTTGGTATGATTACTATAACGTTGCTAAATTTTACGAGAATAGCCTTTTTAATAAGGACACTTGCACTTTAATGTACTTCAATTATAAGACTACTAAAAAGATAGTTTATAAAAGAAAGAAACTTGAAAATGGCGCTACTCGAGTAATTGAGAAAGACGATACCTTTAACCCTCCTACAGAAATGATGGAGGAAGGTAACTTTGAAAAAATTGAAAAGGTTATTGATGTTTGGTATGAAGGGATTATGGTTATGGGAACCAATATTCTTCTTCAGTGGAAGATGTCTGAGAATATGGTACGTCCTAAATCAGCTTCTCAACACGCTTTGCCAAATTATGTGGCGTGTGCTCCTCGTATGTACAAGGGCATTATAGAGTCTTTGGTTAGAAGAATGATTCCATTTGCTGACTTGATTCAGATTACCCATCTTAAACTGCAACAGGTTATAGCTCGCGTTGTTCCTGATGGGGTATTCATTGATGCTGATGGATTGAACGAGGTGGACTTGGGAACAGGAGCCGCTTACAATCCTGAAGATGCATTGAGATTATACTTCCAAACGGGTAGTGTAATTGGAAGAAGTTTCACTCAAGATGGTGACTTTAATAACGCTCGTGTTCCAATTACTCAGCTCACCTCTAATTCGGGAGCCGCTAAAACGCAGATGCTTATAGCGAATTACAATCACTATATGGATATGATTAGGACCGTTACAGGTCTTAATGAAGCGCGTGATGGTTCAACTCCTAATCCCGATGCTTTGGTTGGAGTTCAAAAAATGGCTGCGTTAAGTTCAAATACTGCTACTCGCCATATTCTTGATGCCGCATTGTATATATATCGGTCATTAGCTGAAGCAATTACATATCGTGTTGCTGATATATTAGAATACTCTGACTTTAAAGATGAGTTTATCAATCAGATAGGTCGATTTAACGTGTCAATACTCAACGACATATCGGATTTGTACATATATGATTTTGGTATTTTCATAGAAGTATCTCCTGATGAAGAGCAAAAGGCTCAGCTTGAGGCTAATATTCAAGTAGCATTAGCTAAAGGAAATATTGATATTGAAGATGCTATTGACATTAGAGAAATACGAAATCTTAAACTTGCAAATCAATTGTTAAAGCTCAAGAGAACTAAGAAGGAGCAAAGAGAGGAAAAGATGAATATGCAGAAGCAAGCACTCATCTCTGAACAACAACTTAAATCTCAAGAGATGGCGGGTCAAGTCGCTATGCAAAAAATTCAAATGGAGTCTCAGGCTAAGATGCAAATCAAGCAGGCTGAGGTAGCTTTTGATATTGAGAAAATGAAACAAGAAGCTATGCTTAAAACTCAGCTTATGGCTGAAGAATTTAAGTATAGTCAACAACTTGCACAGATTCAAGCAGGCACTTTGAACCAACGTGATATGCAAAAAGAAACCGCAAAGGATAAGAGAATTAGCATTCAGAATACTCAGCAATCTAAACTGATTGAGCAGCGTAAAAACAATCTACCATCTCTCAACTTTGAATCTAACGAAGATAGTTTAGATGGCTTTGATTTCTCTGAATTTGAACCTCGTTAAATTTGTAACGAATTTTTGTTTAAATTTGCAACAAATCAAATCTAAATACAATGCAATTTACATCAGTTAAAGTAATTGAAACAGGAGAAGTAAAAGGAGTAGCTGAAAAAGAAGCTGAATTACTTGCTAATCACGAAGCCGCTCAAGCAGCAGCAGACAACGGAGCAAGTGCAGCAGAGGCAGCGCCAATAGCAGCAGCAGCGCAAGCAGTTGATTTGCCACAGGAAAGTGATTTAAAAGAAGAAGACGTTCTTTCATATATTGGTAAACGATACAACAAGCAAATCAATTCGTTTGACGAGTTGATGGCTGAGCGCAGTCAGGCTGAAGATATGCCTGAAGACGTAGCGGCTTTTATGAAGTACAAGAAAGAAACCGGACGAGGATTTGAAGATTTTCTTAGATTAAAAGAAGATTTTGAATCAATGGATGGGGACCAACTCTTAGCGCAATATCTTCAGTCTACCCAAGAGGGACTTGACAATGAGGATATTGATGCGTTGATGGATGATTACAGGTTTGATGAAGACCTTGATGATGAGTCAACAGTTAAGAAAATAAAAATCGCAAGAAAAAAGACTATTGCAGAAGCAAAAAAATACTTCAATGAGCAAAAGGAAAAATACAAAATGCCACTTGAGTCAAGTTCGGCAGGTATCTCCGAAAGCGAAAAAGAAGAGTTCAATGCTTACAAGCAATATATGCAGCAAGCGAAAACAATAGAAGAGGAGAGTAATCGTAAGCGTCAATGGTTTGACCAAAAGACAAACGAGGTATTCAGTAGCGAGTTCAAAGGTTTTGAGTTCGATATGAATAACCGAAAACTTATATTTTCTCCGGGAGATGCGGCCGAGTTAAAAAAAATGCAATCGACTCCACAGAACTTTGTACAAAAGTATTTGGATGAGAGCGGATTAATTAAAGACGCAGCCGGATACCACAAAGCGTTATCAATTGCTATGAATCCGGACCGCTTTGCAAAGTTCTTTTACGAGCAAGGTATGGCCGATGCTACTGACGATGTAACACGCAAGATGAAGAATGTAAATATGTCTGAGCGTAGAACACCCGAAGTTGGCAAGACCACAGACGGAATGCAGGTTAGAGCTATGAATCCTGACTCCGGAAGAAATTTAAAAATTCGTAGTGCAAAAAGAGTATAAAATTAAAAATTAGAAAAAATGCCGGGACAAGTTCTTACAACCCCAAACTTCGCATTACAACCTGCCGCAGAGCAAGTTGCATTGCAAACAAACTACATCACTAACTTCAACTTCTTGAATCAGTATCTTCCTGATACTTACGAGAAAGAATTTGAGCGTTATGGTAATCGCACAATCTCATCATTCTTGAGAATGGTAGGTGCTGAAATGCCTTCTAACTCTGACCAAATCAAATGGGCAGAACAAGGTCGTCTTCACATTAAGTATGCTAACGTGACAACTCCTGCAGCAGCAGCAGCTAACACCGCAACATTTACTGTAAACCAAGGTACTAACGATGGAATCTCTACCGTTGCTATCCGTGTTGGACAAACTGTAATGATTCAAGCGAATGTTACAGGTACTTTCAACAAAGCAGTTGTAACTGCAGTTACTCAAACAGGTAGTGCTACAGTAGCAGGTACTTTCACAGTTGCTTACTACGAGTCAGGCGGACAAACTTTCGCTGCAGCTGCCGTTTGTACTGTATTTATTTACGGTTCTGAGTTCAAGAAAGGAACTACCGGAATGGTTGGTTCTTTGGAAGCTGAAGACACTATCTACTCTAACAACCCAATTATCATCAAAGATAAGTATGCGGTTAACGGGTCTGATATGGCTCAAATCGGATGGGTTGAAGTAACTACCGAGAATGGTGCTACAGGATACCTTTGGTATTTGAAGTCTGAGCACGAGACTCGTCTTCGTTTTGAAGATTACTTGGAGACTGCAATGATTGAAGCGGTTCCTATGGCTAACACAACCAACGCAGGTACTACAGGATTGATTGGTTCTGAAGGTATCTTCTACGTTGTTAACCTACGTGGTAACGTATGGGGTGCAGGTAACCCTACTACCCTTCCGGATTGGGATACAATCGTTACTCGTTTAGACCGTCAAGGTGCTATCGAAGAGAACGTAGTATTCGTTAACCGTGGATTGAGCTTCGACATTGACAATATGTTGGCTACTTTGAATGGTTACAACGGAACAGGTTCTGCTAACGGAGCTTCTTTTGGATTGTTTGACAACGATGTTGAGATGGCATTGAACCTTGGGTTCAGCGGTTTCCGTCGTGGTTATGACTTTTACAAGTCTGATTGGAAATACTTGAATGACCCAACAATGCGTGGTGGTTTGACAGGTTCAACTGCAGCAGCTACTGCTACAGGTACAGTTAACGGTTTGTTAGTTCCTGCAGGTTCTACCTCAGTATACGACCAAATTATGGGTAAGAACGCTAAGCGTCCATTCTTACACGTACGTTACCGTGCTACTGAAGCTGAAGACCGTCGTTACAAGACTTGGATTACAGGTTCTGCCGGTGGTGCTGCTACAAGCGACTTAGATGCAATGGAGGTCAACTTCCTTTCTGAGCGTGCAGTATGTACATTAGGTGCTAACAACTTTATGTTGTTCCGCTTCGGATAATCCTTAGCAAAAATTTAAACGGGGGCGTGTCTTCAAAGACACGCTCCTTTTTATAAGAATCAAATTAAATCTAAATAAAATGTCAAAATTAAAAGGTCCTTCGGACAAAGTCTACAGACTAATTTCAGGGTCTCCCCTGTCTTACACATTAGCTTCACGTACAAGCGCACGTCACTCGTTGATGTGGTACGATGAGAAGAAAAATCAAAATAGAGTACTGCGTTATGCAGTGAATCAAAAGTCTCCATTTGAAGACGAACAAGATGGCAATGCTATCTTAGAACCAATCGTATTTGACGATGGGTTACTTAATGTCCCAAAAAACAATCCTGTTCTTCAAGAATTTTTGCACTACCATCCGCATAACGGAATTGTGTTTTGCGAAGTAGATAAAGAGAAGGATGCTTCAGAACAAGTAGAAGACCTTAACATTGAGGTTGATGCTTTGATTGAAGCTCGCAAACTTGATATTGGGCAGATTGAAATGTTAACTCGAGTACTGTTTGGAGTTGACCCGTCTACGGTGTCTACGCCCGAGCTTAAAAGAGATATTTTAGTATTTGCAAAAAGATATCCACAAGATTTCTTAGACGCTATTAATGACCCGGAATTGAAGTTTCAAGCTAAGGTCAGAACATTCTTTGAAAACAATTT